GTAACAGTCCTTGTACACACTTTTTGCAATCAAAATAGAACGCAAATCTTGACTGCTCTACCTCAACTTAATACCTACTCTACATGGATTACCTAATCACTGCATTTAACCGAATCACTCACTGGTTCTTAACTCCAACTAATCTCGAATACATCGGATCCTACTCCCTTCCCCCTGGGCTTCTTCGCGTAAATGATGTTGCTGTCGCAAATCATAAAGCTACCTTAGACCGCTCGTTTGACAAGTATCTCTACGAACATGAGATAAATCTTATCACTAAAGAGTACCGCCGATCTCCTATTGATGAAGACTCTATACTTGAGGACTTCTTCTCAGGTGACTTACCCTATTTCGAAATCCCTTTCGACGAACACGTTGAACGTGGACTGGAATGTATGGCTGCCGCCTTTCGGCCGCCTAGACCCTGTCGCCCTGCTCACATCTTAGATGTGAAACATGGATACCCTTACAAATGGAACGTCAATGCCGAACCTCCCTTCTCCACTGACGAATACTTCCTATCACAACGTAAGACATTCGGTGAATTTATACGAATGCATGAATATGAACACATTGATAAAGAAGATTTCTTCCGTCGTCATCCCAACACTGAGTCCCATGACTTTCTACGCACAGTCGTCCCACCAAAATTTGGCTTTTTGAAGTCAATGATATTTTCGTGGACCCGTCGCTGGCATCACATAATCAAGTCTGGATTCCAAGACTCTACTGACCTGGAACAAACCGGCTATTTCTTTAACCGCTTTATCTTTCCCATGCTACTACATACCAAAACTGCTATTGTCAAGAAAAACGACCCTAACAAGATGCGCACCATATGGGGCGCTTCCAAACCATGGATCATCGCTGAAACGATGTTCTACTGGGAATACCTTGCTTGGATCAAACACAATCCTGGTGCTACACCAATGCTCTGGGGTTACGAAACCTTCACAGGTGGCTGGTTCAGATTGAACCATGAACTATTCTGTGGACTTATCCAACGATCCTTTTTAACTTTGGACTGGTCACGCTTTGATAAAAGAGCGTACTTTCCTCTGCTACGTCGAATCTTGTACACTGTAAAGACTTTCCTTACCTTTGAAGAAGGATACGTCCCTACTCACGCAGCTCCCACTCACCCACAGTGGAGTCAAGAGAACATCGATAGACTTGAACGTCTCTGGCTGTGGACTCTCGAAAACCTTTTTGAGGCTCCAATCATCTTACCTGACGGTCGGATGTACAGAAGACACTTTGCTGGAATACCTTCCGGCCTGTTTATTACTCAACTCTTAGACTCCTGGTATAATTATACTATGCTCGCCACCATTCTGAGCGCGCTTCATTTCGATCCCTTACACTGTATTATTAAAGTGCAAGGTGACGATTCTATACTTCGTTTAACTACTCTGATTCCTGCTGACCAACACACAAACTTTATGGATCACATCGTCAGACTAGCCGATACATATTTCAATTCAATTGTCAATGTCAAGAAGTCTGAAGTTCGCAACTCCCTTAATGGATGCGAAGTACTCTCCTACCGTAACCACAACGGCCTACCTCATCGTGATGAGATCACTATGCTAGCTCAGTTCTACCACACTAAGGCTAGAGATCCTACACCTGAGATAACCATGGCACAAGCCATAGGCTTTGCTTACGCCAGTTGCGCCAATCACAACCGCGTACTCTGGGTACTAGAAGATGTATATAATTATTATCGTGACTTAGGCTACAGGCCTAATCGTGCTGGTTTGACTCTCACTTTTGGAGACTCACCGGACCTTACCATGCCTGAAATGCCTCTTGATCATTTCCCAACTAAATCTGAAATTCGGCGTTACCACACCGAAACCCACTATCAGAACGAAGCACAGAACGCTCGGACTTGGC